CATGGACATCCCTTGCAACTAGTCAAGGTACTACATATACTTATGATTTTGATAAATTTAATTTTAATGGCACAAGTAAAATTATAATAGCAACAGGTGAAGCTGCAGCATTTACAGTAGATTCAAGTTTTAGTGTAGATGTAATAAATGCAACAAGTGGTGGTACTGCACCTACTAATCCTAAATTTGTTAAATCATTTGCCAATCATATATTTTATGGTGGCATGTCTAATTCTACACACAGTATATTATTTTCTGTGCCTTTTTCAGAAGATAATTTTACATCAGCTAGTGGTGCAGGAGAAATTAAAGTTGGTGATATTGTTACAGGATTAAAAGTATTTAGGGATGAATTATTTATATTTTGTCAAAGAAAAATTTATAAACTTACTGGTACTACATCTAGTAATTTTGCATTAGCTGAAGTAGCTAAAAACGTTGGTACAATTGCACATCACTCTATTCAGGAATTAGGTGGTGACCTTATATTTCTTGCAGCTGATGGTTTAAGAACTGTTGCAGGTACAGAAAGAATTGGTGACGTTGAACTTGGTACTATTTCAAAACAAGTACAAGAAAGAATTAATGAGATTGAATATGATAATGTTACAGCAACAGTAGTTAGAAATAAATCTCAATATAGACTATTTTATCCTAAAACAAGTGAATTAGAAACTAGTGCAAAAGGATTATTAGCTGTTATTAAAACAAATCCAAATACAGGACAATTAGGATTTGAATATGCAGATATAAAAAGTTTAAAAGTTTCAAGTTGTGATTCTGATTATATTAATAATGTAGAAACAATTGTTCATGGTGGATATGATGGCTATATATACAAACAAGAATCAGGAAATGTATTTACAACAGCAAGTTCAACTAGAGCTATTGATGCTACATACAGATCTCCAGATATGACAATGGGAGATGCAGGTATTAGAAAATCAATGGATAGAGTTAATATAAACTGGGAACCTGAAGGTGTGGTTAGTGCTAGTTTATTTGTAAGATATAATTATGATGATATAAATACTCCTCAACCAAGTGTTATTAGTTTAGCATCTTCTGGAAGTGGGGCGTATTTTGGAATTGGATTATTTGGTACAGCAGCATATGGTCAAGGGGATTTACCTATTACTAGAGAATCAATAGAAGGTTCAGGATTTGCAGTTGCACTAAAAATGACGGATACAAGTACAAATGCACCTTTTGCAATAAAAGGATTTCAATTAGAATTTACACCAGGAGGAAGAAGGTAAATGGGAGCAACATATACACGACAAAGTTCATCAGCTATTGTTGATGGTGCAGTCATTGAAGCAGCAGATATAAATGCAGAATTTGATCAAATTCTTGCAGCATTTGCTGTAACTTCAGGACACACTCACGATGGTACAGCTGCAGAAGGTGGACCAATTACAAAATTATTAGGCACAGCAATTACTATTGGTGATGCTACGTCAGGAACAGATATTGCTGTAACATTTGATGGTGAATCAGCAGATGGTGTTCTTACATGGATGGAAGATGAGGATTACTTTAAATTTTCTGATGACATCTTAATGAATAGTACAGAAAGATTAAACTTTGGTGATACAGGAACTTATATACATCAATCAGCAGATGGTGTTTTAGATTTAGTATCAGATACTGAAATAGAAATTAATGCAACTACAATAGATATTAATGGTGCTGTTGCAATGGATGGTGCTATTACTGGTGCTACTAATATTACTTTATCAGGTGAATTAGATGCAGCAACAGGAGATTTTTCTGGTGATGTAGATATTGATGGCACATTAGAAGCAGATGCTATTACAATTAATGGTACAGCTATTGGTTCAATTTATGGTGCAGTAGCAGGAAGTTCTAGTATTGTTACAACAGGTGCTTTAGATTCTGGATCAATTACTTCAGGATTTGGCACTATTGATACAGGATCATCTACAATTACAACTACAGGATTAATTACTGGTGGTTCATTAGATATTGATGATGTTTTAATTAATGGAACAACAATAGGTCACACAGATGATACAGACCTAATGACTTTAGCTAGTGGTGTATTAACAGTAGCTGGAGAACTTGATGCTACAACTTTAGATATATCAGGTAATGCTGACATAGATGGCACAACAAATTTAGATGCTGTTGATATAGATGGTGCTGTACAATTAGATGCAACACTTACAGTTGGAGTAGATGATCAAGGATATGATGTAAAATTATTTGGAGACACAGCAAGTGCATACATGTTGTGGGATACATCAGCAGATGATTTAATATTAGGTGGAGCAGCAGGACTTATTGTACCTGATGGACAATTTACATTAGGAAGCACAGCAGTAACATCAACAGCAGCAGAAATTAATTTAATAGATGGTGATACTGCAAGAGGTACTACAGCAGTTGCAGATGCAGATGGTATTCTTCACAATGATGGTGGTACAATGAGAATGACTAGTGCTGCAACATTTAAAACATATTTTACAAGTGGTGTATCTTCGGCAGCAGATGATTTAACAGCTGGTGATTCAGCAGTTAATCTTACAACTTCATCAGGTGATATTACAATTGATGCAGCAGCAAATGATTCAGATATTATATTTAAAGGAACGGATAATAGTTCTGATATTACTATGCTTACACTTGATGGTAGTGAAGCAGGAGCAGCTACATTTAATAATAAAATTATAGCAACAGAATTAGATATATCTGGTGATGTAGATGTAGATGGGACATTAGAAGCTGATGCAATTACAATTGATGGTGCAACTTTAGCTGAAACAATTTCAGATACTGTTGGTGCAATGGTTAGTTCTAATACTGAAACAGGTATTACAGTTACTTATCAAGATGGAGATAATACTTTAGATTTTGCTTTAGGTGCTGCTCAAACAACAATTACATCTTTACTTGCAACAGATATTAAAATTGGTGAAGATGATGAAACTAAAATAGATTTTGAAACTGCAGATGAAATACACTTTTATGCAGCAAATGTAGAACAAGTTTATTTAGGTGATAATATTTTTGGACCACAATCAGATAGTGATGTTGATTTAGGTTCTAGTAGTGTAAGATGGAAAGATGCTTATATTGATACTATTACAACAACAAGTGCTATTACTTCAGGAGCAGGTGTAGTTATAGCCGATGCTGGTAATATTGGATCTGCAAGTGATACAGATGCAATAGCAATCGCATCAAATGGTGTAGTAACATTTTCACAAGCCCCAGTATTTCCTGATGGAAGTATTGCAGTTGTAGATTTAGATATAGATGGAGCAACAGATATTGGTGAAGATATAGTTGATGCTGATTTATTTATAGTTGATAATGGAGCTGGAGGAACTAATAGAAAAGTTGCAGCTTCTAGAATTAAAACTTATATTGGTGGTGGAACACAATGGCAAGCAGTTAAAACATCAAACTTTACAGCTTCAGCTGGTCAAGGTGTATTTTGTAATACAACAAGTGCAGCATTTACTTTAACATTACCTGCAGGAAGTATTGGTGATGAAGTTACATTTGTAGATTATGCAGGAACATTTGATACTAATAATTTAACAATTGCTGCTAATGGCTCAGAAAAAATTCATGGATCTACAGATGATTTAACAGTATCTGTAGAAAGAGCAGCAAATACTTTAGTATTTACAGATTCAACTCAAGGCTGGTTACTAAAGAGTAAATAATGGCTGACTATAAAGATATTGCTGGAACTACGGTTCGTGTTAATGCTGGAATTTTAACTAGTGGAAAAACTGGTGAACTTTTTTATGACAGCACTAATAGTAATTTTGATTATAGACATCCAAACGTAACTTCAGCTGGTGCTTGGAGAACTGGTGGAAATTTAAATTCTGCAAGACATGGTATGTCAGGTTGTGGAATACAGACAGCAGCATTATCTATAGGTGGAGGTCCTCCTCCTGCTCCAGGAGCAGTAGGTGTTGTTGAATCTTATAATGGTGGAAGTTGGACAGAAATAGCTGATTTAAACACTGCAAGAGCTTTTTCTGGTGCTAATGGAACTACAACGTCAGCTTTAGCATATGGTGGAGATAGTTATCCAGGAATTTGTGAATCATGGAATGGATCTACTTGGACTGAAGTTGCTGATATGAATCAAGATAGAAATAATAGAGCTAGTGCTGGTGCTAGTAATACATCTGCTATATGTGCTGGTGGTAGTAGTGAAGTCGCTAACGCTGAAGAATGGGACGGAACTTCATGGACTGAAGTAGGAGATTTAAATCAAGGTAGAAATGGTGCTGTTGGTTGTGGTATAAAAACAGCTGCATTAGTTTTTTCAGGAGGTGCAGGTGGTGGTCCAGCAAACTATGCTCTTACAGAATTATGGAATGGGTCAGCATGGACAGAAGTTGCTGATTTAAATGTTGCTACAAGAAATGGTATGGGCAATGGAACTACAACATCTGCTTTAGAATTTGGTGGACAAAATCCTCCTAAAAATGGACCACGTCAAGCTACAACAGAAACTTGGAATGGAACTAGTTGGAGTGAAACTGGAGATTTATCAACAGCAAGAAATGATGGTCATGGAGCTGGTGCTGATAATACATTAGGATTAGCTTTTGGTGGTCAAACACCATCAGATACAGCAGCAACAGAAGAATTTACAGGTGCAGGTGCAGATGTTGGAGCTTGGTCTACTAGTGGTGCTTTAAATACTGCTAGATCAATGTTAGGTGGAGCAGGGACACAACCTGCAGGATTAGCTTTTGGAGGTTATACTACAACCGCTGTAGCAAATACAGAAACATATAATGGTTCAAGTTGGACAGAAACAGCAGATTTAAATACTGGAAGATATGAATTTGGAGGCATAGGCACTCAAACATCTGCATTAGCTTTTGGTGGAGTTGCTAAAGTAGCGATTACAGAATCATGGAATGGTACAAGTTGGTCAGAAGTAGCAGATTTAAATAATGGAAGAAAACAATTATCAGGAGCTGGAGCAGGCAATACAGCTGCTTTAGCAATTGGAGGTAGAATAGATGAACCTAGAGTTAATAATGGAGAATTATGGAATGGCACAAGTTGGACAGAAGTTGGTGATTTAAACACTGCAAGAGGTTCTTTAGCTGGATCAGGAATATCAACATTAGCTTTAGCTATTGGTGGAGATGCACCACCACAAGTTGCAAATGTAGAATCTTGGAATGGTACTTCTTTTACAGAAGAATCAGATTTAAATACTGCAAGAGAAGATTTAGCTGCATC